ACCATTTACATTGCCGATTGTTGCACAACCTGTCAATGATAAGGTTGTGACTAGTAAAACAAATTTCATTTTACAGACTCCTCGATTTCATCTAACATTTCTTCAAACAAATCGTCAAAGCGAAATTTCAATTGTGCAGACATACTTGAAGCAATGTTCAAGCAATCAATTAGCACTTCTAGTTTTTGCTCTCTAGTCATATTTGGACACTTAGACAAATCAAAATCAATCATTTCATCAACTCCAAGTAAGTGTATACACCTTGCTCTTTCAATGATTCATACTTTGCTTTCCAGATAGCAAGATTTTCTTTAGTATGCTTGATACGCATAGCAATGAACTTAGGATTGTAGACATTGTAGTTCATAGGATTGACACCATGAGGATACTTGACAGTATCAGTCTCAGCAATTTTGAATTGCTTGTTGAGATAAGTCAAGCGACGGCGATACATGTTGTATTCATGCGTCAACTTTTTGACAAACGCAAGCGTGATGTTTGCTTCGTTAGCAGGCATATTGCGTTGCAGAAAATCATCACGATTGATTCTACGAATTTTCTTGTCAGTAAAATTCTTACGCATAGTGAAATCGTCAGTAAAACTGAAATAGTTATACACATCCCATTTGTTACCATAACCCTTAGGTTCACGATTAGCGAACACATAGTCACTACGCACATGTTGATTGTGCATCCCATAGTTGTTCATATAAATGAACTTGTAAGTCTTAGACAGATTTTTCATAAAGTGCTCCTCAGCAATCAGTAGCGAACTTGCTACAGTACCTATAATACTATAGTGACTACGCAATGTCAAGCGTTTTTTCAACTTTTTTCGTTGTATTTTTGCAACAGAAAAACCCCAATAAAATCAACAACTTACGATTGTTGCGTAAAAACAACAGTTTTTGGGCAAAAAAGCAGAAAAAAGAGCGTAAAAAACACTAATAAAATCAACAACTTACGACGCCTCAGTGTAAGTCATTGATTTTACTAGTGTTTTTCTGCTTGACAACAGATTGTCGTTTTGATACTATATGTACTGTAGCAATTTCGCTATGAACTGCTGAGAGAGTATATTATGAAAAAGTCTACTAAGTTTGTGTCACTTGCTGATGTTTGCAACGATTTTGTCAACAGCGATGAGGGCAAAAAGTTGAAAGCAGAGTTTGATCGACAGAAAGCAGAAAGTCCTGCGCGATTTGATCGCAAGCATGATGTTCAAGCAATGCAAGCACACATGGCCGCTGATGCTAATTTCAGTTGCGCTATGTATCGTTTTCAAGTATTGAATCAAATGCGTAAAGAATGGGAGCGCAACCCCGATATTATGCATGAAGATTTTGATGAAATCTATGCTGAGTATCAACAGTATGTGCTTGATGCCGCTGACTATATTCGTCAGTATCGTGAGCGCATGATTGTGCTTGATCAAGCAGTTATTGATGAAGATAACAGCAAATAATAATTTCTAGCACAGGGTTATCAAAGCGTACGACATACGCTTCTCCGCCCGGTAGCACTCTTGCTCCGTAGTGTGTGCGAAACGGAGCAACTTTCATTTAACCTGTGATGAGAATGATTCTCATTCGCATCTATGATATTTTAAAAATATTTTTGCAAAAGTACTTGACATCAATGCTAAATAGTATATAATAGTAATGTAGACATAAGTCTACTTAACTTATAGGAGCATTATATGAGCGATAAATTGTTTGATTGTTATTTCATTGCAACAGACAGCAAGAATGTAACGAAAGTTCGTTTTGCTAATGATTATGATAAGAGACTGATTGTATTCACACGCAGTAAGTTTACTATCTTATCAAGTGACAAGTTCGATACAAAGATGAGTAAAGAACAGATACTTGAACAGATCGATGAGAACGAATTGTCTGAGATCGAATTCGAAGCGTACAAGCATGCACGAAAAGTCTTGAATAAAAACAAGACTAGCACAGAAGATGTACTCAATGCGATTCGTGATCGTGCTAGAATAACACAGCAAGATCAAGTATCAGTCTAATACAATTATAGATAGAGTGCAAACACACTCTATCTATTTTTTTACGAAGTGTCCTGGAAACATAATTTATGACAGAATACAACATATTGACTGAACAAGAAGCAGAACTATTAGATAACTATTTGCTTGTCAATTTGGAAAAATTGAATGCTACACTAAACTTACCCAAACATAAATTTAGTAGTCATCATTTCTATCTTGCAATAGATAATGCTTTTCCAACTTGGAGAAGTGAACAATTGGCAAACATTGACGAAAACAATTATGCTAACACGAACATAGCATACAATCATTATATGGAGAGATTTAACAAATGACTTATCATGAAAGATTTGCAGAAAAACTGCAAAACAACAAGACCAACACTTATAAAGTATATTACAATCAACGAAAAAGAAATATCTTGGATCAACTATGTGAGAAATATGGTAGCGACAAAGGATACATGAATTATAATGGACCTCATCCATTTCCATGGAATCCACACAATTATACAGATCATTATATAGAATTGTTTGGTCATAGTCGCCAATATATCAAGAATGTTTTTGAATGTGGTCTTGGAACAAATAATACACAATTTAAAAGCAATATGACAAGCACAGGTAAGCCTGGTGCTAGTTTGCGTGTATGGCGCGATTTTTTCTATAACGCAAACATAGTTGGTGCTGACATCGATCCAGGATGTTTATTCACAGAAGATCGCATACAGACATATCAACTAGACCAAACCAATAGTGTGCAAATTTATGAATTATTGGAAAAACTAGGACATCGATATGATATCTTCATCGATGATGGACTACATGAGTTTCATGCTGGATATACATTGTTTACTGTTGCAAGTAGATATTTGACTGACAATGGTATCTATATCATAGAAGATGTCAAAGAACATGATCTGGACACATATATGGGCGCATTCTACGAAACCGATTATATCGCTAAGTATGTAAAATTGAACAGAGAAAATGAGCAAGTGTTCGATAACAATCTTGTTGTCATAAGAAAAAAATAAGTAACTTACGCACAAAATAAATAAACATGTATTCGCAAGAATACAGTATCATCATGCTCCTATGGGCCAGTTTGTTAGCGCATTCTGGCCCAACTATTCGCTAAAATAGTTGAGCATGTAACAAATTAACAGGAGCAATTATGGAACAAGTTAGTTTTCGTGAGATCATCACGATCTTGCGCGAAGAGTTTGTCAAAGACAGATATAATAGTAATCGCACTCAAGATTTTTGGTATGTCATGGACAATATCAAAGATCAAGATGTGTTGAAATGGGCCGAACGAGCCAGCAAAGTCAAATCACCGATCGGTGAACCTTGGAATCCAAATGAGTGGTCTCAGTTATGTAATATCATTCATTACATGAACACATACGATAAGTTCAATCAACTACCTTGGACTAAAGCACAAAAAAGATTCTGCATCTTCATGATCATCAAGTTTTGGGATGATCTTGAGATGACTTACTATTGTTAAAAGGAGCATATATGAAGAAGATAGATTTAGGTACTTTAATTAATGCTGAAATGTATTACAAATTTAAAGAAAAAGAAAAAGAAAATAAAAATAGTAATACATTACAGCAGACTGATAATGTAAACGCGCCTTCGGCGCTCTTTTGCCCTTCAGGCCTTTCAGGCCCATTGAGTGGCAAAGATGTTTTGAGAGATAGTGTTTGTGGGTCGTTGGGGGGTAATGGCAGCATCGCCCAAAATCAACCGATCAGCACTAAGCCTGGATTCGTAAGATTAGATCCACATACCAATTATACCCGTATCGCTATACAAATTGGTAACATAAGAGAATCAGCAAGATATAGCAGAGCAAATATCTATATTTCATTGCAACCTGATAATCTACAGAAATATAATACATTTCTCACTGGTGCTGCCACGAACAGTAAAAGCGAACTATATCGCGGATGTAGATCAGGTAATCATGTCAAGAATATCATAGATGATATGTTTGCTAGATATAAAAAAATCATGATCGCTAGATTGCGCTATAAACCTGTCAGTGGATATATCACAGACTTCCATAAACCATTGACAAAAGCCGCTGTAGTTGGTATAACAATAATAGATGATGTTTTCACTGCCATATTCAATCTATACAATACAGAATATATCATACCATTAGATGATATTTTATCAATAAAGCAAAAGAAGTATTATGAAGCGCAAGGTACATATAGCGAGGTTATAGAACTAGATGACGAAGTTGCATAAACACGATAATCATCCACTGATATTGATCGAAGGTAAATTTGGACCACATAAAGGCAAGTTTGTATGTAAACTATGTAACATATGGGTGAAATGGACAAATGAACACGAAGTCAAAATTTACAAAGAGATCAACCAAGAAAGAACTAGAAACAAGAAAGTTAAGAAAGCAATGGCGTGAACTTGGATATCACAAGTACATGCCATTCGGTAATTTCCGCATACTAGCGACTAGAAATAAGATCAAATCTAAACTTTGATCAACAATCAGTTTTTCAATTATCCTTTATTCATCATGTGCATAAATACTTCATGGATGATAATGACTTATTGAAACAGACCGGCAAATTATATCATCGTTATAGAGGTACATGGGTCATCAAAGGTTATAGTTGCAATAAGTGTGGCAAGTACTATCATAGCCCTAGGCGTGAGTTGTTTGAGCATTTAAGTACATGTGATGGTATAACAAAAAAGAAAAAAATATCGGAGGATTGACATGCCAGTAAAAGAAGTCAGAAACAGTTCAGGTAAGATCATGGGCTATCGTTGGGGTGAGAGTGGCAAGATATATCGCAAACGCGAAGATGCCGAAAAACAAGCAAGAGCGATTTACGCTAGTGGATATGGCAAGAAAAAGTGATGCACTTGTGATAGGCAATGGCAAGTCAAGACTACAATTTGACTTGAATCAGTTGCAACAACTATTCACTACATATGGATGCAATGCATTATATCGTGACCATGTTCCTGACAATCTTGTAGCAGTAGATCCTAACATGATCTATGAGATACTGAAAAGTGAAGTTTATCTCAAAACTCAATTCTACATCCAAGGTCATAGCCATTTTGACAATCATGAACTAAGAAGTCATTACAAAATTATACATTATGGTTACAAAGAAGGTTATGACAGTGGCAACAGTGCTATCTTGGTAGCATGCCAAAAGGGTCATAAGAATATATACATGGTAGGTATAGATTACACGACAAACAATGTTTATTCCAACACACAGAATTATAATAGTCAAAGCCACAACAGTTTGCCTCCAGTATGGCAGACTAGATTAACTAGGATAATGAATCAGTATAAAGATGTCAACTTTATAAGAGTCAATGGTAATGATTACACACCAAACATTGACACAGACAATTTTAGCAATATATCAGTAGAACAATTCAAGGAGATAATAAATGAATTATAAGATGGTAAGAGCAGAAGATGGTATCGTATGGGTAACAATACAACCACTCATGACAGAAGTTAAACAAGCATTAGAGAAGGCAAAAAACATAGACATTAGTACTATGGATCATGACGATAAGCGTGGCGTAGACTTCACGATATTGAGCATGGAAGCAGTATATAATTTCTTAGGTAGTTTGATGACTGAACAGAGTGTCAATGAATTAGTCACGAATGCCACCAAAGAAACTGTAGACAAAGGGAGCGTACATTAATGTTTGCCACAGATATTTGGAATCGTAAATTCGATAACAAGAAGGTAGACATCATGAACAAGATGGTTACCGAACTTAGTGTTTACATGCATGAAGCAGAATTAGACAAGTGCATGGACTTCATGTATACCATAGAAAATAGTAAATTTGATATCAATCCTACTGTTGAAGATTGCAAGTCACAAATTAAATTGATACTAGGATCAGATAGATTTAGCGAAGTCATAGAACAATGGAATAAGAACAACCAAAAGTTGTTAAGCGTGTTCGGCGTCTTGAAATACAAGAATAAAAAAGATAGTTCAGACAAGACATTGTATGATGGGCTCGACCCAGAAGATAATCCAGATGATTGGGAGAAAGTTTATGTATAACAACAAACCAAAAAGACCAAAGCCAGGTCCAAGACCAAAGAGGTAATCATGAGTTACAGACCTACAGAGGCCATGGCAAATAATGCCAAGCGTGGACTAAAAATGCGTGAAGAAAGCACACCCAGCAATCGTGGTGGCACTAGTGTGGGTCTTGCAAGAGCAAATCAATTTGCAAAGCGTGAGAGTGTCAGTTTAGAAACTGTCATGCGCACATATCAGTTCTTGAGCCGCGCTAGAGTTTATTATAAGCCAGGAGAGAATACCAAAGGCACGCAAGCATATCTATTGTGGGGTGGTCCTGCAGGCTTAACATGGGCACAAAAGATATTGCGTGACGAAGGAGTGATCTGATGTATGATCATATTGCAGAAATAGATCGCATCAAGAGTATGGATGAAAAACAAGTATTGCTTAAAGTACGCAATCTTAAATATATGCCATTCATGACAAAGGAACAATTTAATGAGATCAGACAATCAATTAGTGACAAACTTACAAGCCATGGTTATGAACTTACCAATGCATGTTGTGGAAGATACTCAGCCACTAAAATTAATAAAGAGTGATGGGAGTACTATAAATGTTCGAACAACCAAAAAGTAATAGAGGCGGTAAACGCCCAGGTGCCGGCAGAAAGCCCGGCGCCATACAAAAGTTAAGTGGAAGCGAATTACTGAAACAAATACAACGCACTACTGGAAAACGCTTTGAGCAATTGCTTGCAGAGCATTATCGTGATAGTTATTTGCGTGAAGATTGGCAAGCAGTCCGTGACTATGAAAAAACTATATTAAGCAAAGTTGTCGCGGATAAAGTCGATGTCACAAGCAATGGTGAGACTATGAGTGCGCAATTCGTCTTTCCACAACGTGAATTAACAGATTGGTCAAACATACCAATAACAATAACGACTGATGCAAAAAATTGAAGTCCCGTTATTTGGTGAGCAATCGACATTATTGCGCGATATGCTTGACAGTGACAAGCATTGCATTCATATCGTGCCTGTCGGTAGCGGCAAGACATTCTTGGCAAGCATAGCATTGCCTATCTTTGCCACAGACGCAAAATTTCATCGTGGAAAAGATATTGTATATTCGGCTCCAACAGGTGCTATGATCAAATCATTGATATGGGAACCATTAAAAAAATCATGCATCAATCATTTTAATTTGCGTGATGGTATCGATATCAACAACAGTGAATTAACCATAAAGTTTCCTAATGGCGTGTTCATTCGTTGTAAAAGTGCAGAACAAAGAGAGAATCTTAGAGGTTTAAACGTAGGTGTTTGGGTCGCTGACGAAGCAGCATTGTATACCAGCGACACATTGCAAGAAATCACAAATAGATTGCGTCCTAGTGTGGGTCAACCCGACAGTCAAGGTAGACTGATCGTGATAAGCACGCCCAATGGCACAGGACCCCTGTACGACCTATTCAAGATGGCTCTTGATAGGCCCGAAAAGTATATCGTACGGCACTATAATTATGAGCAGATGCGTTCAGGCAATCTTGCTTATATCACTGAGCAGAAACGAATACTAAGTCCACTCAAGTTCGCACAAGATTATTTGTGTGCATGGGAAAGTGTTGCTGACCAATTTTTCTACACGTTCGATAAGCATAAACATACCACTGACAATATCATTGATCGTGGTGGCGATCTATACACGTTTCATGATTTCAATAAAAGGGTCATGTGCGCTATCGTTGCACAAGTCACAAGAGCAGGTGAGAATGATGGCAAGATTGAGATCATAAAGTCATATGCCATAAGTGATTGCAGTACAGAAGGCATAGCAGAAGCGATAAGACGAGATTTTCCTAAACGCAGATTGTATAGCGTGATCGACGTATCAGGCGCGCAGATCAATCGTGATACTACCAGTCCTTTTGGTATCACAGATCGCATCATACTTGAGAAATATGCTTTTCAGATCGTGAGCATACGCAAAGCCAACCCATTGATCACTGATACTGATAACACAGTCAATGCATTCATCAATAGAGGTGGATTGTTCGTACACAAAGATGACAAGTACCTATTAGATGCATTACAAACATACCATTTCGAAGATGCAACACGCAAGCGTCTTGTCAAATATACAGAACAAAAATATGCACACATAGACGGTCTTGGTGATGCATTGCGTTATGGCATACATCATTTGTTCCCTATCACATATGGAAGATCATTTCCAGAATATGTTGGTATGGATCAACGATTTGCAAGAGCAAACGATCCTGCAAACAAATATTTGCCTGATAGTCCATTGTATCCTGGTGGACCAAGTTGGGAAGAGATCATCAATGGTGGTGAGTCTGATGTAGATTATCAAGTATATTAACTATTCATTTACAATAAATAAATAATAGTGTATCGGAGAACAAATCATGGATAATTCAACAAATGAACCAAAACGTACTAAGCGCCATTATAGAACGGCGACTGCATATCAACGCATGATGGAGCGTGTAGATATACCTAAAGATAAAAGTAAATGCTGGTTATGGACTGGGCCAGTGAATAACGCAGGATATGGTATGATACGTGGCGACAATGGCATACCTAAAATGATGACAGTTCATAGAGTCGCAGCAAAACATTTAGGTCTAGATATAGACAACAAAGAGATACAGCATACATGTTTGACTAAAAATTGTGTCAATCCTGATCACTTAGTTGAAGGTGACACTAGAACTAGACATGAGCGCATAGTTAAAAAACATGGTAAGAACTTTCAAAAGCCAAAGAATCCTTACTTGACATGCGAACATTGTAAAGGTGTTGATCATGTAACATGGTATGGTAGAAAACATCGTGACTGCTATCCAGGCATGTTTAGTAAGTACAATGAATATAAACGCAAGTAAGTATAAATAATATAATAACATATAGGGTGACAATATGGACTTCGAAATGATGGTTGAGATGTATCACATCAGCAAATTCTACATACCACAAGATGATCATTATGATCTTGCAAAAGATGTAGTTCGTTATTTGACCGATATGGGTCATAGTGCCGATGAAATCGAAAGTGCTTTCGGTGAGTTTCCCGAAGTAGTAAAAGCAATCGATGAGTATTCAATCTATACACAAGAAACAGAAGATGTCATGGATATGGATGTAGATGAATATGTTGACATGAAAAAAGAAGAATATGTAGATGAAAAATTCGGCGGCGACTATTACGAATATCTAGACGATGGCGAATAATCGCTAACGGAAAAATCTATGA